CCCTGACGGCCCGCCCGGCCCCACCCTCCACTGGGTGCCCATAGCATCGAACAGGCGGAAGGCAGGCCACGCATCCGGCCAGACCTCCACCTCTTCTTCATCGATGTCTTCTGGGGTCAGTCCCAAGACCGTAAGTTGGTCGGCGGTAGGGCCCCGCTCGTAGCAGGCCCGGGCCGCCGCCCTCAGTTTCCCAAGCGGGCCGGGCTGTAGGCAGCCTGGAAGGCATCGATAACCGCCTTCGGTGCACCGGTGCAGGTGCGCACCAGATTGGCGATAGCCTCACCGCTGAACTCGTCCTCCAGGTCCCAGCCTGTGACGATCTCTCCCAGCTGATCGGCCTGTAGAGCGATTTCGCCAGTGGTTACCTCCTCCCACGTCGCCCCGTCTTTCTGGGCCTTCTCCGCCCAGGCGTCGCGCGACTTATTCCAGCGGTCGAACATTGCGGACAGGGCCACGCGGTCCATGTAGCGGAACTGGAACTCCACGGGCGCCGGCTCGCCGCCGATCCGTGGCACTTGCACCATGGCGGAAAAAGTCGGGTTCTGAGCAATCTTGATCTTCGCCATGAGGGCTCCTTACGCGCCAGCCAGGTAACGAAGCGAACGGGCCGAGAGGCCGACGCTGATGGTGCGGGTCATAACGTTGTTCCGCTCCATGGTCGGGTCCGGTGTGATGCTCACGAAGCCTGGATACAGAATCTGGTCGCCGTTGCGGAGCTTCATGCGGATTACCGTTAGCTCTTTCGAGGCATCGTAGCCCTCGACGGTCTCCACGTAGGCAGCGCTAGGCTGGTCCTCGACCACGATGGTCAGGGTCCGGGGGTTGCGGTTGGCCGGGTACTGCTTATCGTCGTCATCCTCGAGGTAGCCGACGGTGGTGTACTGCTGCTCACCGCCTGCGGAGTTGAAGGAGGTGACCTTAGAAATCTGCACCCAGTCGGAGACAGGCAGAACAGAGCCAATGCCCGCGCCTGCGGTGAACAGCTCAATGTCGCTGGTGTCCAGGCCAGCCAGGGAGAAAGCGTCGTCGGCAACGTTGGATGCCTTGACGGCACGGTCGTTGATCATTGCCCAGCCGGAGCTGACCAGCAGCACGGCGCCGTTCTGGACGGCATGGCCGGCAGCAGTAGCCACCGGCGGCTTGGCGTTGGTCAGCGCGGTGAATGGGACAGCAGCGCCGATGACGCGTGCGATCTCCAGCACTGCGCCGTTTGGCAGCGGGAAGCGTGCGGCCATGGTTTGTTTCCTCTTGATAACCCGCCGAGCGGCGGGTGGTTACGCCCCAGCGGGCAGTTGGTCCGCGACACCGCGGTAGGTGAAGCTGGCCGGCACCGTGTAGGTCGCCGACTCGATGATGGTTGAGCCCTGGTCTACCGGCTCGGTGACAAGGCCCTCGAAGCCGTTGCGGCTGAGTGCCGAGTCCACGCGGAAGAGGTTCGAGAGCTCTTCGACCAGGGTCTCGGCGGCAGCTAGCGGCTGTCCCGCCGGGCAAACGATGCTCACTTGGTAGACCCCGGTGTACTCGTAGGCCTCGCCGCCCAGGTAGCGGCAAGTTGTTCCCGCTGGCAGCTGAAACGCCTGCAGATAGGTTTCGTCCGGCCCGGCCTCAAAGCCCTGTTCGAAGTTGGCGACCCGGATCGGGCGCGACGTGGCCCAAGCCATCAGCTTGATCTCGATGGCCTGGCGGGCTCGTGCATGGCTCATACGCTGTTGTTCCTGATGGCTTCGTCGACGATGCGTTGGAGGTTGGCCAGGGTCACCCTGACCATGCCGGCGGGCGCCTGCGTTGAATGTCCGTACTCGAGCGGAATGGCGTAAGGCAGGTTGTTCACGATGTACGCCGTCTGGCCGATGGTCAGCGCCTGCACTTGGGTGATGAGCGCGGTAATGGCCTCGCTGCCGGACGGGTCTATGCGGTCGAGTTCCTCAGTCGCCGGTGAATCGATGGAGAACTGCCAGTTGCCCCGGAACCGTCCGCCGACGTAGCCCTGGCCCGCAACCATCCCGTTCACAGCGAAGTTCTGCACACGCTCGGTCTTGGTCAGCGGCTTCGCGTACTTCACGCCCTTACGCAGCTTGCCGGCCTTGGTGAAGTTGCCCTGGTTCAGGTTGATCAGGGTGTTGCGGACCGCGACCTTGAAGTCGTAGTCGTCGGCGGCTTGATTGGCCTTGGCCCAGTGGGCCACGTTGGCCGCCCACAGTTCCGGATTGCCTACCGGTGACATGCGGATAATGCTGCTGCCGATTTCGATCACGATTTCGCGGAAGGTTGCGTCAAGGGCTTGCTCCGCCTGCTCGGCAAACGCTCGAATTGCCTCAGCGAAGCCGCCCTGCTGGCCGCCGTATCGCTGGGCCATGTGTGAGCCGCGCGCCATATCACTTCCTCAGCTGAACGGTCCAGGTCGCTTGGGCCGGGTCCTGGGACACGTTAAGTGCGCGGTAGCCGCTGACTTGGTCGCCGATCTTGGGCACCGCTGGCACATCGGTAACAGCGCCTGCCTGCCCCTCGAACAGTTCGTTCTGGAGGACCAGCAGCTTCACGTCCTCGGTCTGGATGCGTGTGCCATCGATTTCCTTTGCCAGGTAGCTGCCGAACACGCCGCGCCCGGCGTAATGGATGGTCGAGGCCGGGACAGTTCCGCCTTTCTCAGGGTCGTATCCGCCCTTGACTGTGCGGCTTCCGGCAACGGCCTTCACCGCGTCGGCAAGGCCGTCTGGATCATCGAACGCTTCCGCCAGCTCGGCCTGCAGTTCTTCGCGCATGCCCATGGGTCAGATCCTCTTGAGCATCACGGTGCCTGAACGGCGGGCCCAAGGCGCGATGAGGTCGAGAGCGAAGTTCTCGCCGGTCGAGCGATCGACAGACCCCGCAACGTAGGTCTTGCTGGTGGAGGTGCCAGCCTGGGCTGACACGGTCTTGCTCTGCACCTCGCGCTGGGTGTCCTTGTAGAGCTGGCCGGCCGCAGCCAACTTGGCTACTTGCGCGCCGGCATTCACGATGGCGTCCGGCACCGGGTCTGGCACCGTCCGCTTGATCTTGGCCGTCAGCCAGGCGTTGGCCATTGCGACGGCGAGGACCGCATCACCGTCGCCTGCCCAGCCCTGCCCGAGCGCCTGGTCAACATCATCGACGGTGATGTAGTCGGTCATGGCTTATTCCTTCGAAGGGATCAGGGCCTGCAGTTCGGGCTTGTTGAGGGCTGGGTCGAAGGTAATGCCCTGGGCCGTCAGCCACTCCTTGAGCTCCGGTACCTTCATTTTGTGAGGGTCGGTCTCGGGATCACCGCCGCCCTCCTCCTCGATCGCCTTGTCGATCTCCGCTTGACTGCTAACCGAGGCGTAGCCGTTCGGTGGGTAGGTCGACGCCTTGTAACCCTCTGCCACCCACTGAGCGACGGTAGGGCCATCCAGGCGCAGACCTTCCTCCATCTCGCTCACGCTGATGCCATGGCGCTGGTAGGCCTCGCCGATGTGCGGGGCACTCCCCTGCACGGATACCGAGGTAGCACCGTCGATCACGCCGAAGAACTGATCCAGACGGCGATAGCAGGTATCGCGCTCGCTGCCCGGGTTGTTGGTGTAGATGACTTTCATGCTGATCTCCTGCGCAGGGCGCCAGGCCGGCGCCCTGCATCATGGGGTCAAGGGGTGGCGGTGCCACTGATGACCGCGGCGAACGGAACCTGTTTGCGGTCGAACACGCGCTTCCAGTTAGCCGCGGCTGCGTACTGGGTGGCACTCGGGCTCAGATTGCGGTTCTCGCTGCCCTGCCAGCTGAAGCCGGCCGGCTGGAGGATGTAGGTCTTGCGCTCCCACAGCACCTCGGCACCGCCACCGTTACCGCCGTCCGGCTTGCGCTGCATCTCGACAGGCATGTGCGGGTCGCCCTCGCCATAGCCGAAGGCGCCTTGGCCGAAGAACAGCGACAGGTACTGACCCGGGGCGTAGATCAGGCCGTCATCCATGAACACCGGCTTGCCAAGGTAGGTGGCCAGGATGACCTTGCCCTGCGAGTCGCGCAGGTACTCGATCATGTCCTGCTTCACCATCTGGTTCATCACGACCGAGTGCACGCCGATCGCGGCGAACATGTCGGCGGCGTCACCAGCGGTGAAGGCAGCGTCTTGGAAGGCGTTTGCGCTGATGGATGCGCCCGCATCTTTCACCATGTCCCCGCCGTTGTTGGCGATGTTGGACGCAATCACGCCGCGGGCCGCCCCCATCAGGTAGCGCTGCCATTGGCGGGTCCAGTAGGTGCCGAAGCGGTTGCGGATGTGCTGCATCGGCTCGGAGTTGGCCAGCTCAGCAGTCAGGTCGGATACGCCATAGCCCTTGTTGAGGTACAGGGTGCGGGCACGCATGCTGCCCTGCTCGGCCTTGCCGACGGCCCCCAGGTCATCAGGGTCATCGTTGGAGATGTTCGGCGCCTCATCGGCGTCGAGATCCTGCCAGTAGCTGATCTCGGAAGTGCCTTGGCCGTTCTTGGCGATGCCGTCCAGAGTCGCGGAACGGGTGATGATGCCCGACTCATAAACGGCGGTCTTCTCTGGGGAGTTCACCGGCTCCAGAGTGCCGTAGTAGTCGGCAACGAAGATGTCCGACAGTTGGGTAGATGCCATGGGTTAGGTTCCTCGGGTGGCTTGGAGTTTTTTGTACGCGTCGGGGTTGTCACGGGCGATCGCAGCGCGCTCGGCCTCGGTGTACTCGCCCCATTTCTTCGTGGCCTTGCCACCGTTGTCGCCGGTCTGCCCGGCACCCTGAGCCCTTGGCCACAGGTGGGTAGCGGTTTCGCGCAGCGATTCCGCCCATTCGAGGGGAGACAGCGGGGTCTTGCCGTCTTTCCCGTACACGACTTCGCCGGCACGGTCAGTGGCAACGGGCTCGCCGTCTTCGCTCAGTTTGAAGGTGCCGCGGGCGCGCAGGATGATGTCCTCGGCAGCCTCGGGCAGCGCGCCGGCCTTGATGGCAGCAGCGCGGATGGAATCGGCCAGCACCTTGTCGCTGTACTTGGCGGCGAAGGCTTCGGCCTTATCAGCACGCTCGTTGGCGGCCTTTACCTGCTTGTCCAGGTCGGTGCGCAGTCGCTCGGTGCGGCGGCTGATGACCTCGTCCAGCTTGCCCTCGGCGATCAGCTTGGTTTCTTCGTCCTGGCCGGCTTTGGCCAGCAGGCCCTTGACCGCTTCGATGTCCAAACCGTCGAACTG